AAAGGCGCTAAATATTCAGGTTTTGAAATAACTTCTGTTGCCGGTATTTCTGTGCCGTCTGCTAGTTTAAGTGTATATTCAGGATCAAACTTTTTAGTATTATAAAAAGATGAGTATTGTGCCTTTGTAAGAGATTTAATACCAGAAAAAATAAAACCAGCGCGACTTTGAGCACTCATTTCTAGAACTTTTGCAACAGCATTTGGGTCCATTCCTCGCTTTAAAGCAAGGGTTGCATTATTTTCTAGTAAAGTATGAGCTTGATCTGATTCATTTAATTCCTGTAAAAAGTTCCACTGATCAAGTGAAAACATACCTCTTTGCGCTTGGCCCCTAGCTTGGCCTTCTTCATATTGTTTTTTATCTTCTACCTTCCTTAACTCTTGAGATTTTTGAGCAGCGGTTGCACTAAAACTAGCAATAGAATCAAAGATCTTTGCACCAAGTTCAGTCTCTTGACGAATCCTATCTTGTGCAGCTTTAGCATTATATTGTTGTTGTTGACGTTGTGTGTCAATGTTTGTTGATGCTATGTTAAAATCACGCTGCCTTGTCTTTTCAGAATAGGCTGCGTTTGATTCCATATCTTGAAGTATACGCCGTTGGTTTTCTAAATCAGAATCCCTACGTGCTCGCATACCTTCTACAATACGATTACTTTCTGCTGACATCTGTTGGATGTTTGCATTACTAACCGTAACTGCATTAAAGCCCCTGCCTTTTGCGGCAGGTGTGTATTTACGTTGTGCCATAATTACCCAGTGAAGTTCATAGTATAGTTACCAATTGACGAAGCTGCACTGGTGATACCACCAATAAGCGGCATAAGTGTGCTAGTACGTTGAGCAGGTGGTACAGCACCAGGAAGTACTTGAGCAGGTTTAATAAATGTACGCGCTGGTCCCATAACAGGTTTAATTATTTCAGGTAAAGCTTGCGGTTTAATCATTAAATTAGCTGCAGCTTGTAGATCTGAACCATACTTTTGTAGAGCTACTTCTTGCATACCACGTTGAAACTCACGTTCACCACTAACCAAACTAGCAGACATAATAGCTGCATTTCTACCTTGTTCAGCAAGGGTAGATTGCATAGCCTTTACTCGTGAATTACCAGCTTGTCCTAATGATGCACGTCCTGTGTTCTGCAAGTTCTCGACCATTGAAGCTTGACCTTCAAAAGCTGTAGATGCGAGCAGTTCATTGAAAGATGCTTGTTGTGACTCATACGCTCTTTGAGCACCAATTGTGTTAAAAGCAAGCTGGTTAGCATAATTATCAACAGAAGCTGAGTACTTTTTAGTATCTTGTAGATACCTAAAATCTTGGATTTCAGTATCATACTTCCATTGCTTTAATGCTGTTTCATATTGAAACTGACGAGCAGCAAAGTAATCCTGTTTTTCTGCTGCAAAAGCTTGTTTATTATATTTATTAGTAATGTCAGCTTGTTTTTCAGCTAGTTTTTCTGCTTTTTTCTGAGATTTTTCAGCAGCTCTGTTAGATTTGTCAGCTTGAGATGAACCAAAGATACCGCCAATAATAGAAGCACCAGCAGCAATACCTGTAAACAAATCAATGTTCATCTCTAGCCCAGACTCAGCTAGTTGTTCACCCAGAAGATCAAAGTTTTTATTAATCATTAAGACCTCCTATAGAAACGTGGGGAATACATACCTTCCCACATCATTGACACCAACGATACAGGGTATGGAAAATTACTTGTCACTTTTAATTCAAAATTAGTATTACGTTGATGGATAGGTACAGTAAAAATATATTCAGGTTTTACTGGATTACTAGACGCTAAATATTCATCAGCAATAGTTACATCTTTAACAATTGTCCACTCTTTAGAACTATTTAACTTTGTTTTAAAAGTTAATGCACCGTTTCTGTTAGCAGATAATTTTATTCTAGAAATAGTTAGTGGTGCTGTATAATCTGTAGTAGTAGCATCACGTCTGAAATAAAACTTAGGTAATGTTAATTCAAAGTCATATGGATAACCTACAATAATTCCGTTAGCAAGATTTGTCTGATCTTTTTGTACTTCAAAATAATAAAGAGAACCGTCATATTTTGGTGTACCTTTTAAAGCAGTACCTTCTTCTGATCCAGGCTTGCCAATCAATACTGTAGAATGCTTCTCAGTAATTACTGTAAAAGGTACATAAATTTTTGTTACATCATTTGCTGCGTCATAACTTACAGCAGTACCGCCACCAGTATGTTCTGGTCTACAAGCAAAGTCTAAACAAGGACTACCAGATATGCTACTTGCATTAGCTACAACTTCTCCGGTTGGAATCTCATCTAGTGTTATTGTTTGTAGTGTATATTCATCTTCATGTTGTATAGTTAATGTAACATCATCATTTAAAATAAAAGCAGATTGAATTGTACCGTTTACTTGCCATTTAGTCCAAGCTTGAAATACATTTTTTTCTCCGTCATTATAATATCTAAATAGATACATATAAGACGAATTTTTATCAACTAAAATAGCAAGTGAATTTTGAGGGCTTACAATTAAGTCATCAACAGTATTAGGAATCCATTCTAACACCTGTTGACTAATATCAACAACTGTAGGGTTTTCCTCAACACCACGTAATTGCAAAGAAAATACTTTGCTATAAGATGCTACTTTACTGACAAAAACAGAAGTTGTCCCTACATCACGTGGCTGTATGTTAGAATCCATCTCATAATTAGATATGGCTCTAATAACAGCAGTAGCTGGAGTAAGGGTACTTGTGTCTGGTGAAAACACTTGAAATTGTTGACGTTCTCCAAATAATGTTAAACCTTGTGGTGAGGGTAATACACTAAATAATTTTACAGGACGTACACTAGATACACTAAGATCAATAGGGTCAGAATCAATTTGTGTTAAAGCAGATTTTACAAAAAAATTATAAGGATCATTAGCAACACTAAAAATAATGTTATCTTCAGACAGCACTCCAAATCTGTTGTTATAAAAGAAAGTTGATGTAATTGTTTTACCAATAAAAGAAGGAATAGGGCTAGTTACATCGTCACCGGCAAACCGCTCTTTCCATGCAATAGGTCCAAAAGTAAATGTAGTTGACCCTGTGTTAGCTAACTCGTGCGGCATAATAGCAGCACTGAGTCCAGGGCTAGCATCACGAGCAACAGTTTCTTTCCAAAAACCACGCCCTCTATTTAAGGTTGTATCATAAGCAACAAATTTAACATAATAATCATCTTCAGCACTATCACTATTTAAAATTTTTACGTTATGATTAGTAAAAGATTCAAGGGGTAGTTTAGATACATCAGTTACATCATCTTCAAATACTTCAAGTGCAGTGTTATTAAGACCACCTCTAGCATCAATGTCAAAGGCTACAGGAGTACCAGTAACTGCACTGTAATCAGTTTTAACTGCATTAGTACCTGTACCACGTTTAATAACAATACTATTGTTGTACCCTTCTAAATACCAGATACCATCAAAATCTGAGTTAGATGCTGTATGCTGTGCTTCAATAACACTTTTAATTTTATCGATAAGATGATGATTTGTATTAACACCAGCTGCATCATACAACAACATATCATCAAATGTTGTGTTGTTTTGAGCAGTTACTGTTGCTGCTACATTTTGAATGGTAACTGTGTATGAAAACGTTTCTACAAGTGTAAGTAGTTTAAGCGTAGCAACTGAGTTAGCAACAAACGTGCCAGCTGCCTGCATAGCAGTGGTTACAGTTTTGTTAGTAATAATTGTAGTATCTTGAATGCTACGGAAATGATAATCGTTAGAGCTAGTACCAGTTAAATAAGAAGTAGAGATAGCACCACCACCAGGAGCAGTTACTGTACACCACGTACCTGTATTAGTCCAAACATAAATGTTAGTACCTTTAATAGCTCCGACATAAGATTGTGCTGAAGATCTATCAATAGAAAACCAGGTAGCATTATCTAGTTCAGTTTTAGTAAAAGCTGTTCCGTTTTGTTTCTTTAGTTTATTAATAAACTTCATCCCAGGTCTTTTTAGTAGACCATAAGTAGCATCAGGGTATCCGTTAATACACTCTGATACCTGACCTTCTAGTTTTTTGTCGTCATTTTGTTTGGAGACACCACCAAGAAAATTAGGTGTCAGTTGTGTTACTACTGGCATTATCGAATTAATGTATTAAAAGGACTGTAGCTTTTGTAATAGTTACCTTCTTGAGGTGAACCAAAGAAACTATGATCACCTTGATTGCACTCATATTCTAGTGCCATAGCTCTAGTAAAAGCTTCTTTTTGTTGTAGCATTTGATATTGATTAGGATCACCTAATACTCTACTACAAAATACTGCTGCAGCACGTGCTACAATATAAGATTGAATTGGTTTAGGTAAGTATTGGTATTCCCAATCCCAAACAACATCTAAATAAAAAGTTTCGTCACTATCCCATACATCAGTATGTTCAATTGTATCATAAAGATACCCACCACGATTAACTGCATTACGACCTAAATTTGCTACGTAGTCTTGACTTAGATCAACTTGCAATGCATTAGGAGGAATAGCAATTTTCTTAGTACCAGCGTCTGGTTGAATGCTTGTGTAGTTACGTTCAATATTAAATGTCCAGCCTTCAGACTGTACTTCACGTGACACTTCATTTAAAGTATTATATGCAATCGCAACTTCCGGGTTGGTTTGTGTTTCTACTTTATAAGAAACAACTGATTTAACTAGGGTTGTGTTAGATACGGTTTGAGAAATATTAACAGTATAGTTATATGTCTCAGGGTTTGTACCTTGAGCAACGCCAGCAACTGCAATAGATGTGTTAAGAGTTACACCAGTACCTGAAATATAAGTACCAACAGGAATAGAAGGTTCTTCAGTGGTCAATACAGTACCACTAATAGAGCCGACAAAACTACCTGTAGGTTCAAGTACAAAAGTAGATTCAGTTGTTAGAGTGTTCACGGGAGCCTGACCAACTGACGCCAGGATCTGATTAACAGCTTGTAGCTCAGTATTGGAGCCAGTAGTAGGAGAAGGCATAGTTTGATAATGAGTATTATTCTCAATAAATAGTTAAAAAAAAGGAGCCTCCGAAGAGACTCCCGTATGACATAAAAATTAGAATGTAGAAGGAGCAGAAGCACCAACATACAGCTCAACAGCTGCAGCGGGGTTAAGATAATCAGCGCCACAGGCCAAACGACCGAGCATAACATCGCCCTGATAAATCACGGAAACGTCACCACTGGTTACTTGTACTTGAGGACCAATTGCTTCAACCATACCGGCTGCTTCTTTTTGGAAAATAAGACCACAGGACTTAGCACCGAATTGGGTTGCAGTACCATAATCATTGTTGATTCCAGTTTGTGCATCAGAAGCATCTTCAAGGGTTTCACCCACGAAGTCACCCACATTAGTAGGTGAGCTTACTCCAGTAGTACCACCGTAAGCAGTACCATACTTGCCAAGGAATGGAATATTCATTGACTTGTAAATCTTGATACCAGCAATATCGATGATACCTTGACCGGACTGCAGAGCAGTGCCCTGAGAGTCACG